TCATACCTGCCGTGTTTTAGCAATTCAACTGATGATAGTATTGCCTTTTTAATTTCTTGATTCTTACAAAAATCTAAAGCTTGCTGTTTAATAAAATCTAAATCTGTCGCTTCTACAAACTTCCAAGCATCTTTGAGATGTCCTATAATTTGTTGCTTAAGAACGTCATGTTCAACATCTTCAATCTTCACTTTCATTACTTCTAATGTAGGCGGAGATTTGTATTCTTTATTATATTCTAATATCTTTGTTACTATCCAATTGTTTGCATCACTCTCAAAGTATGTAGGTAATAGAATATCTGATATCTGCTGCAAGAATAATCTGTCCGTAAATAATGCTGTAATAACTTTTATCTGAAAGCTATACCCGTATGAAGAAAGTCGATCTGTCATGTATTAAATATATAATATTTTTTTCAAAGATCAAAGAGATCTGTAAGCATTTAATGGATTGAATGCTGATTGTAGCCATGTATCCAAATCCTTTATAACGGTATACATTTTATCAGCCATAAACATTTTTTTGAAATTCAATACATCCATTTTGTTAATATCTGAACCGACAATGTCTAAAATTTTCATTTTAGCATCTCCGCTAATATCAACATCTTTTAGTTGCATCAACTGATAATTTAATTGTAACTGTTTTTCGTTTTCTAAAATGGTTTGATGTACTTTATATTTTTTATCTACCGAATTTGTAAATTCAATCAAATCATCTATAGTTACATGTCTATCTTCGGTAATTAATGGAAATCTAGATTTCAATGTCTTTAATCCAACGCCATTAATACCAGGAATGTTATCTGACTTGTCACCTGTCAATGCTCTATACAACAAATAATTAGCCGATGGCATTCCAAATTCTTGTTTCATAACTTCTGGAGTATACAATATCTTTTTAACTGGACTCCATACTGTTATTCGATTGTTAACCAATTGCAAAAAATCTCTATCAGTTGATACAATTGTAACGCGTTGATCATCTTCTGTGAACATTTGATTTGCAATGTATGCAATTGCATCATCTGCTTCAATATTATCAATAGCTAATGTAGTAACAGGTAAACAGTTAAGGTATTCAATCATGCGACCAAATTGTCGTTTCATGCTATGTTGTTCATCTTCTAATGATGCAAATTCTTGATACCGATTAAATGCTGTCTTGTTAGCTCGGTTGGCTTTGTAATCCGGATAAATTGATCTACGTCTAGCCGAGCCTCCTTTGCCGTCAAATACAATTACGCATCTAGTAGGTTTGACATGTCGTATAACTGCTGCTATTGATCTTAAAAAGCCTGTGACACCGCCAATATGCATTCCATCGTCATTCAAGGCCGGGACGGCCGAAAACACTCTAATGAATGTATTCAGACCGTCAATTACCAATAGATGGCTATTCTTATTGGACCCCGTACCTTGCTTGTGGTCTCGTTCAACTTCTCGTAATAAATCTAGATACCGTTGTTTCATCCTTCTTCATTTACAAATTCTTCATCGACTTGAATATCATCAATTCCGAAATCTTCACCAGGATTATACTTCAAAATATATGAATCACAGATTGACTGATATATTTCTTTCATTAACTCATCATCCTCTAACACTTTCGACTGAAAATCTTTGGATAAGAATTTTACTTCTTCACCGTTTGATTTAGTATAAGTATACCAAGCTCCTGACTGACTAACAAGTTTATAATCCTTCATAACATTTAACCAACCGCCATAATTATCGATACCAGATTCAAAATAGATATCATAATCAATTGACTTTAACGGTGGCCCCATTCTGTTTTTAATCACTTGGCATCTTGTTTTAATGCCAATGACTTGATCAACGCCGTCAATTTTAGCTTTAATTTGACCAACAGATTTTAATCGTAACCTAACCGATGCATGAAACGGAATTGCTTTACCACCCGAGGTTGTATACGGATCACCAAAAGCCACACCTAACCTTGTACGTAATTGGTTTGTAAATATCAAACAAATTTTCTCACGGCCGATCATGTTTGTAATTTTACGCATACCTTTTGATAAAATGATTGCTTTGGAAGTTGCATATCCATCTTTATCAAATTCCTTTGCCATTTCTATCTTGGTAGACGCGCCCATCACAGAATCAACTACAATTGTAACCAAACGATCTTTATTTGATTTTCTAACCGACTCTGTTATACTTTCAATTGCTTCAAATATATCCTCAACAGTATCCAATGGGACATATAACATTTTTTCAAGATCTAATCCAATTGCTTCTAAAAATTCTCTACTAACTGCATTTTCAGTATCAATATACACTGCCATACCACCATTGCGTTGAGTATTAGCTAATGCATGAGCTGCTAATAAAGATTTACCTGAAGCTTCTAATCCTGTTATTTCTGTTATACGCCCGACTGGAAATCCGCCGTTTGGTCTATTTGAAATTGCAAGATCAAGCATATCCGAACCGGAACCAACCCATCCTCGTACCTCGCTAGGCGATTCTGTATCTGAATCTAGAAAGAATGCAGCTTTGAAACCACTTCCTTTGAACTTCTTGTTCAGATTATCTGCTAATGCTACCGCGAGTTCGTCGGCTTGTTCGCTTTTTGATTTTGACATTTTATAACCTTTTCTTAATCATTGAACAATGCATCAAATGCTGATGACACATCATCTACTTTGTTAACTGTTTCCGTGGTTTCTTCTGTATCCATTTCCTCAGTTTGATTTGTTGTCTCTTCGGTAGTATCGTCCTCTTCTGGGTTTAACCATTTTTCTAACGCATCTTTAAGATCATCATATGATGGCTCTTTGAATATATCAGAAAGTTTAGGTTGATGTTTAGCTACTTTTTCAGCAACGTTTTTGTCTTCGGTAATTGGTGTCGTATTTGGTTTAACACGAATTGCCGTTTTAGGATATGAGCCGCTTTCACCAGGTGTGAACTCTACAACGATATCTCTACCATTCATAGGATCAGAAAGATCTCCGTAATCAGGATCTGCGATAAAACCTAATAGTTCTGTATAAACTGTTTTACCAAATCCCCAGAACTTAACTCCTTCGGATTCTTTACCTCTTACAATGATAGGAACATAAGTTCTCATTTTAGGTTCCATTTTCTTACCTAACTTCCATTCATCTGAATTACCAGAAGATTTTAATTTTTCTGTGAATTCAACTACTGGATCAGGCTTACCGTAAGTGATAGGTGATAAGAAATTCTTCTTGCCAAGATCGTAATGAAAGTATAATTCCTGAAACGGATTATCTTTATTCCATTGGTAAGGCACGATTCTGATTGTTTGTTTACCTGGTTCGGGTTTCCATAAATTGTTTTGGCGGTTGCCAACTGTTTGTAACTGATTGAGCTTTCTTTTAATTGCGTCTAAGTCAATTGCCATTTGTTCTCCTTTTTTAAGTTATTAATTATTATTTGTTAAATATAATAACTTTTTTTCAATGTACCAAGACATTACCGAAAAAAGTTTGAAAAAAGTTTTTATTTGTTATTTGTTAATTAGTTGTAGTAGTTTTACATTTCGTCAGACGGGTCAAAATTGTCTACTAAGTTTGCAAGTACGTTCATAATCTCTTGGTACATATCTTCGCCTCCCGAACTATATACACCCGACAACCATTGTTGCATATCACCTGCCATGTCATCCGTGGTTTTCCATTTTTGAGCAATGTTAGACTTTAATGACATTGTAGAGTAGTCTTCCAATAATGTTTTTAATTTTATCATCTTTTACCTTTAAATATCCTATATAAATATAAGAAATGTTTTTCAAAAGTCCTAATTTATTTAAAGCTTTTTTACTAATGCATCTTGCATTCTTTGAGCTTTTTCCATATTACCATCTTCAAATTCCGGACCAACGTAATCACCCTCACCGCCATTATAGTTTAATCTTCATCTCTAGAATGAAAATTATTTACTGCATTTTGCATAGTAGCTGGATCGATAGACGACTTAAATCCTATGCCTACAGCAACATCGCCTTGAGCTACATACACTGAAGATGTATTATCTCTTTTTGTTACTCCTAATTGTGTAGACATTTTACTAATAAGTTGCTGTAACATTGCAGAATACTTTTCTAAATCTGGTACAGAAGGTTCCCAATCGTATTCAGAATACTGTAGTGAATAGCTTTGTTTTCCAGTATGTCTAACTGCAATATTTTTTGGTAAGTTAACTATTGCTTCGTTAATTAACTTGCTATCATTGCTTCTAGCTTTACCTTTAAACAATCGTTTATAATTTTCTTGTAAGTTCATTTTCATTCTCCTTCTTATATAATATAAATATACATTATAAATCGATTCTACGCTCTAAAAATAGTACTATTTTACGTAGATCATCATCCGATGTTAACAGCAATGAATTTTCATATGTCAGCCAATGCACTGCAAACTTTTTATCTAACACTCCGTTATTGGCTTTGCGTATAATTGTGTTCAATGCATTCACCGTGTACAATGTGTTGGTTTCTTTTTTTCGGTGTATTGAAATTGTATTCGGTGTCTTTCCGTAATCCGCGGATGGATTCACGTTATATGTGATGTATAGGTCTTGTGGATTTTCAGTATCGGCAAACACGAATATGCGACGTTCAGATACATCATATGACTTTACCACATAATCAATTATGAGATCTAAATCTTTTCTATGTGCAAATGTGCATAATAACTGTGTTTTCAATCTTCATCCTTTATTGTAATATAGCCGTCCTACTTCCAAATTTAACAGCAAAT